GAGTTATATGGCGACAATATAGGCCTCGTCGAGCTTGTAGATTATATGGGCTCTGACTTGACTATAGTGAATAGCGCTCGCGTTTCTTTTGGAAAACACAAAAGCGAATTAGATAACAAAGATAAAAAACTTATCAGATATCTTATCAAACACAGACACACTTCAACTTTTGAACACAATGTAATTACATTTAGAATCAATGTACCTTTGTTTGTAAGAAGTCAACATCATCGGCATAGAACATGGTCTTACAACGAAATTAGTCGTAGATATACTGATTTTGATGTAAAATTTTATGAACCAAAGAAGTTCAGAGCCCAACATGTTTCTAACAGACAGGCTAGTACAAATAAATTGATCGATCCCGAGGTTGAAATTAAAACAGGTATGGGGGATTTTCGTGGCGAATATTATGGTAGCGCTTCGAAAGTTTTGAAAACATGGCATAAAGATTCTTTAAAATTATATGATTGTTTACTCGATGCCGGTATCTGTCGTGAACAGGCTCGTGGTGTATTACCACAGAATATGTACACAGAATATTATGGCACTTGTAATTTGAATAACCTATTTAAATTTATAGACTTAAGAAGTCACGAAGGAGCGCAGTGGGAAATCCAACAACTAGCTGAAGGCATGTTAAAAATAATAAAAAATTTATGGCCCGTCGCAGTTGTAGCGTATGAGAAGAATAAGGAGAAAAATTAAAATGCATTTTATTATTGCTATTGCATTAACAATCGCGGTGACGGCACAAACTGGTTTTCACATCGCGCCGGGAACATCGGAACCAGCTGTTGAGCTGGAATTTGAAAAACCAGCAAATTTATATTATAAGGTCGAGGATCCTGTTACATATGAAGAACTGTTACATCAGGCAGTTTTTGATTGTCGTGGTGTAGATCCGAACAAGATCAATTATGCTTTGTTAGATAAACTGATTGAAGTTGAAAAATCTTTCAATCCACCGACGGGTATGAAAGGGATGATTTTGGCTGCAGCATGTATGGAGTCTAAATATAATCCCAAAGCCAAAGGAGATAGAAAATTTAGTAAAGATAAGAAAACACCGATGGCCATTGGAATATTTCAATTATGGCCGATTTATGAAAAAATGTACCCTGGTATAGACAGAACTGATCCGGAAGCTGCAGCAAAGGCTTGGATGGGACATATTGTTAAACAGTTGCCAAAGGTAAAGAAACGGTGCAAGTATAAAACTGATGATAGAACTTGGCTAGCGGCATGGGTTACCGGTATACGCTTTAAAAAACCTGGCGGCCGTTGCAAAGAGGCACCGAACCATTACAGAATTCTCAAGAGATGGCACAGGAACATTAAACGAAATCGTAAAAAGATACTTGGATGCTAAACAAACTTTATAAGTTTTCAACTATCGTAGTTGGGAGTGAACTAAATGCCGTACTGTGTGCCACTAAAGAAAAGGCTTGTTTGTTGCTTAATCGTCGTCCTTTTTTACATTCTTTCGACACAACAGATGATGAGATATCTGTGGGGTTAAAAAAGTATCCTCTCGGTTCACCGAAAGAAGAGGTCTGGGCTGAACTAGTTTATAAGCATTCTATGGCCGGCCTCGTGCCTTTTGGTGATACTATTAACAAGATTAATATCGTCGATAACATATTGGAAGTTACAACCAAATTAGAAAAAAATATACAATTAGAATATGAGAAGTTGTTTCTTTATGACGATGTAAATGTAGTGAATTCCCCTCTGCAAGAAAGTGTTGAAAGATATCGAGTTTTGGATTGGTTTGACATTAAGTCTGGCGCAAAACATGATTTGGATGTTTTGCAAAGTGATTCTGATTTTGTTAAAACAGCTAAATTCTTTTTATCAAGCAGAATTGATGGCAATAAAGATAGAAAAGATGTAGTATCTGAGTCTTTTTTAACTTTAGAACAGTTACACAATGTAAATTATTCGGATACGATGGCGCGCTTTAAAGTTGCAGCCCTTATGAAGGACGCTGGAGTTGATCGAAGTATTAAATTAGATTTTTGGAAACGCGATATATATCCTACTACTGAACATGAGCCTGTTGTTCTTAGAAAATAGGAGAAATCATGAAATTTCACATGGCCGGGATCATTCCTGTTTCTGGTCAGAAATTAGATTACAACATGCCATGGCATGATTCGTTGATACCAATTGGACCAAATTATCTAGCTGTTGAAAGATGTGTGGTAGAATGTGCATATGCTGGGTGTGAAACAATATGGATCGTTTGCGCGGATGATATACAGCCGCTGATTCGTTATAGAATTGGCGAGATGGTCCAAGATCCTGTTTGGGTTTTAAGGCGTTTTGAGGTTGAAAAAAGAGAATTTCAAAAACCAATTCAAATATACTACGTCCCAATACATCCCAAAGACATAAACAAACGTGACTGTTTAAGCTGGAGTGTATTACACGGTGCTTCAATAGCTAAAAAAATATCATCTAGAATGAGTAAATGGCTTATACCAGATAAATTTTATGTTTCTTGGCCATATGGTTATTATGATCCAAGTTTTTTAAGAGAGCACAGAGATGTGATATCATCAAGAAAAGACATATATCTTACTAGTAACGATAAAAGTGTTAGTGATGGTGAATATCTTGGGTTCACATTTGGTCTAGAAACATTAAGGTCTCTTGTAGGAGAGGTGCGGGATAAGTCAACGGGCCTCTGGACATCACCTGATTCTTCTGAAAGATTATCTTTAGAAAAAAGATTTTCTTATAGATTTTTTACACTAGAGCAGGTATTCAATAGTTTGAATTTTACAGATGCAGCATCGATAAAAGTAAACGATTATTATAAAATAGACAGCTGGGATAACTATTGTGAATTCATTTCTCAGGAAGGCCACAAAGTTAAGCGACCGTCCCACCACATTCTTAAATATAAAGAATGGAATGGAGTTGGAGTTGATGAAACTATTGACTAATTGTTTTATATTCTTATAATAGAGTAGAGGTTATTAATGGAAAAAACTAAATCTAAGATTCCTTTTGTTGGTCTACATGCACATAGTGTTGTTGGCTCCCCTTTCGATGGCTTTGGGTACCCACAAGACCACATGGATTTTGCATATGAAAACGGTTCGTCCGCGCTAGCGCTTACCGATCACGGTAATATGAACGGTATGTCATACCAAGTCCTGCATGCTAAGAAGATGAAAGCTGCCGGCAAAAATTTCAAGCCAATCTTTGGTGTTGAAGCTTATTTTGTCCCTTCTGTGGTAAAATGGAAGGAAGCCTATGAGCAGGCCAAAGCTGACAAGAAGGCCGCGCGCCAGCTTGAGAAGGAAGATGGAAGACTCGTTACAGAGGACGAGGGTGCTTCAAAACAAAAGAACAATATCATCAAGGCCCGGCGTCATTTGATATTGATTGCACAGAATCAAACCGGTCTTAACAACATATTTAATATTGTTTCTAACACACACCAGGGAGATAACTTTTATCGTTATCCCCGCGTAGACTACAAGCTTTTAAATAAACATAACGAGGGAATTATTGCGGCTTCTGCTTGTCTCGGAGGCATTTATGCTGGAGATTACTGGGACAACTTAGACGATGGCCCTGATGCTATTCTAGATGCAATGCGTTATACAACTGAAAAGATGCAGTCAATTTTGGGCGATCGTTGGTATGGAGAATTGCAGTGGAATAACATCAAGGCTCAGCACGAACTTAATCAATACGTAATCCAGATGCATCATGAGTACGGGATTGAACTTATCTCGACAGCAGATAGTCATTATCCAAACCCCGACGCGTGGAAGGACCGCGAGTTGTACAAACGCCTGGGTTTCCTTAATCATCCCAAAAAACCGGAATGGCTAACATCAGAGTTACCTATCGATGTCGATGAAGTGGGAATGGAACTTTATCCAAAGAATGGCGATCAGATGTGGGAGTCGTATAAGAAGTATTCTGAAGAGTGCGAAGTAATATACGATGATGATTTAGTATACGACTCTATTGTTAAAACTCACTACATCGCATACGAACGCGTCGACGATTTTATGCCTGACGATACTGTTCGTCTTCCGAGTTTTGTTGTACCAGACGGTGCCACTGCGGACGAAGCGCTTTTGAAGATTTCAGTTGCAGCTTTGCGCAATATGAACCTAGACAATGATAAAGAGTATTCGGATAGGTTGCAACATGAACTAAATGTTATCGTCGACCGCGGCTTCTCAAAATATTTTCTTACTATGAAAGCAATTGCTGATAAAGCAAACGACCACATGCTTTCTGGACCCGGCCGCGGCTCCGCCGCTGGGTCTCTTGTGGCATATGTTTTAGGCATTACGCAGATTGACCCGATTAAATATGGTTTGTTATTTAGCCGCTTTCTTCGTGCCGATGCCACAGATTATCCAGATATTGACTATGACGTTAGTGACGCCTTTGGTTTAAAAGAAATCTTAGCTGAAGAGTGGGGTGAAACCACAGTTGTACCTATCTCTAATTTTAATACTCTTCAGCTGCGTTCCTTAGTCAAAGACATCTCAAAGTTTTATGGTGTTCCGTTTATAGAGGTTAATAGTGTAACTGGCAACATGGTCAAAGAGGCCACGCCGAAGGCAAAAGCAAAGAATGGAATTAAGTCTGGCGTGTACGTACCAACCTTTGAAGAACTTATGGAATTTTCTGATAGTTTACGAAGGTTTTTAAATAAATATCCACATATTAAAACTCATATCGAAGCCTTATATGGGCAGGTACGTTCAGTTAGTCGACACGCCGGCGGCGTTGTTGTTGGAGAAAATTTGGACAATCATATGCCACTTATTAATCGTGGTGGTGTGATACAAACACCGTGGCCCGAAGGACAAAACGTGCGTCATTTGGAACCTCTTGGTTTTATTAAATTTGATTTGTTGGGTCTATCAACTCTAGGAATGATTCAGACTGCAATAGGTCATGTTCTTGAGAGGTATCACGGGGTTAACAATCCGACTTATAAGGATATTAAAAACTACTACGATGAAAATTTACACCCCGATAAGATTGATCTTAACGACAGCCAGGTGTACAAAAATATTTTTCACAATGGTAAATTTATTGGAGTGTTTCAATTTACAAATGATGGTGCACAAAGATTCTGTAAGAGTGCAAAGCCTAATAGTATTATTGATATTGCAGCCATTACTTCTATTTATCGACCCGGGCCTCTAGGAGCTAAAGTCGATAGACAGTATGTTAAGGCGAAAAATAATCTTAACCAAGTTAACTATGTTAATGATTTGGTTAAAGAGGTTACGGAAGAGACCGCGGGCTTTCTTATTTTTCAAGAACAGATTGCCTTGTTGGCTCACAAGCTTGGCAACGGAATCACTCTCGACGAAGGTAATAAGCTTCGCAAGCTTTTGACAAAGAAAGGTGCAGGCAAAGGAAACGAAGAGAAAGAACAAATCAGAAAAAGATTTATTGAAGGCTGCGTTACTAAGTCAATTGATCGAGCCACCGCCGCTGAACTCTGGAGAAACTTTGAATATTTTAGTGGGTATGGGTTTAACAAGTCTCACGCTGTTGCTTATAGTCTCCTATCTTATCAGTGTGCCTGGCTTTTAAATTATTATCCAGAGTGTTGGACTGCTGCCTTTTTAGACAAAGAACCGGAATCTAGAAAAGCATCAGCGATAAGTCTTGCACAACAATATGGCTTTGGTGTTGATCCGATTGATATCAACACTTCTACAAAAGATTGGAAGATTTCTGAGGATGGTCAGACGTTAGTTCAACCTTTCAGCTCTATCAAGGGCTTGGGGGAAAAGGCTATTAAACAGATTATCGATAACCGACCATTCGAATCAGTCGAAGACTTACTCTTCAACGAGGATATTATTTATTCAAAGTTGAACAAAAAAGCTTTGGATGTGTTATGCCGCTCCGGTGCCCTGGACGCTCTAATCGACGATCGCTTTAACGGATGCAAACATTTTTGGATGGCCTGTATCCAAGACCGTCCTAGGTCCACAAAGCAGCTGCAAGAGAAAATTAATTTGTATTCTCCCGAAGAGGATTTTACAAGTGAAGAAAAGATTGAACATCTTTCCACATTAACTGGAATGTTTCCGTTTGATTTAGTATTAACAAAACAAATCCGAGAATCAATTCATCGTCACCAAGTTCCACCTCTAGGTGAATGGGACAATGATCTGGGTGTTGCTTGGTTTATTCCTAGAGAGGTTCTTTCTAAGAAGACTAAGCATGGAAAAACTTATTGGATTGTTAAAGTAATCGATGATTCATCGGTTTTATCAACAATTAGATGCTGGGGTGTTAAGGATAATGATATAATTCACGTTAACAGGCCGTATGCTGCCAAACTGGATTATAATGATGAATGGGGCTTCAGCACTCGATCGATCCGACACACATTTAAACTATTAGGATAGTTATGAGCGGAGCAAACAGAAAAATAAGCCGCGCTAAAAAGAAAAGAGCGGAAAAAGAATTAAAAGAAAAAATCTTTATGTTTGATAAACTAGGCGAAGAGTGTTTAGTATGTGGCAAACCATTTGATAAGACGGATAAGGAACTAGTTCAAAGTTGGACTGTAGTAGTCCGCCAAACACAAAACAAAGTTAATCTTTATTGTCCAGAATGTTGGACAGAAGCTAATAATATCATTTCAGAATTCAGAGGAGGAATTAATAATGATGATTGAATATTCTAGAGAGAACCCTGATGTATACCCCCCGACTAGGGCCAACCCATCAGATGCTGGTTTAGATGTTTTTGCTTATTTGCCGGAAAATCCGGCTGTAATTGAAGCAGGACAAAATTCTCTTATATCTACTGGTTTGAGGTTCGGTGTACCACATGGTTACATGTTACAGGTCTGCAACCGCTCTAGCATGGGCGCTAAGCGATCGCTTGTTGTCGGCGCACACATTATCGATTCAGGCTATGACGGAGAGGTCTTTATTGACTTGCATAATATTGGCTCTTTGAAACAAGTAATTTATAGCGGAGATAAAATAGCACAGTTGGTCATGGTACCAGTAGTACCGTTTAGAGCGCTTGAAAAAACTAATGGAGACCTTTATGGTTGGTACCCTATTACCATGAGCACCCGCGACGACGGCTCTTTAGGTAGTACGGACAAATCAAAACCAGAACACCCCTTAAGCGGGCAAGTATCTGGATTTTAAAAATGAAACAAACTTATTCTTTCGATGATGTGCTACTGACACCACAATACAGTATAATTGAAAGTCGGAGTCAAATTAATATAGGAAATAATTTAGATTCTTTCACACATCTGGCGCTGCCTGTCATATCTAGTCCGATGGACACTGTGACGGAATCATCTATGGCAATTGCGATGCATAATGCTGGAGGACTGGGGATAATTCACAGATATAATACAATTGAAGAGCAGGCTGATTTGGTTCGTGACGCATGCTGCGTGCCCGGGACCATCGCCGCTGCCGTGGGAATTTCCGGTGATTACGAAGATAGAGTTTGTGCCCTTTACGATGCAGGCGCTAGAATCATTTGTATCGACGTCGCTCATGGTCATCATTCTTTAATGAAAGAGGCCTTATCCACTATTCATAAGATTCTGGGTAATAAAGTACATATTATGGCCGGCAACGTTGCAACTTTAGAAGGATTCGATGCTTTGGCTTCTTGGGGAGCCGATTCAATTCGTGTAGGAATTGGGGGAGGATCGATTTGTTCGACGCGTCTCGTGACAGGTCATGGAATTCCAACTTTTCAGAGTATTTTAGACTGCGCAAAGACTAATTATGATGTAAAAATTATTGCCGACGGAGGCATAAGAACAACAGGCGATGCCGTCAAAGCATACGCCGCCGGCGCTGATTTTATTATGATTGGTTCTATGTTAGCCGGTACGAAAGAAACTCCAGGTGAGGTATTTTTTGGCAAAGCAAATAAAAAATATAAGGTCTATAGAGGTATGGCATCGGCCGGTGCACAGAGCGCCTGGAGGGGGAAAACTTCAACTCCGGAAGGAATTTCAACTACCGTTCCGTTTAGGGGTAGTGCTCAAAACATCCTTCAAGATATCGCTGGCGGTATTCGTAGTGGTTTGTCTTATTCGGGGGCACACAATTTGGCAGAACTTCGAGGTAAAGCATCTTTCGTCTTACAATCAAGCGCATCGCAATTAGAAAGTAACACTCATATCCTTTGGAAAAATAAATGAAAGACCCAACTATACCAGATACAAAAACACGTAAGAAGTTTATGTTTTATGATACTGAAAAACGTCAAGCCGATTTACGTATACGATGTGGATACGATGGTATAAACCAGTCTCAATTTTTTAGAATGATGATAACAGGATATCTAGAAAATGATTCTGGCGTTTTAGAATATATAAATAATTTTAAAGAGAAGATGAATCTGCAGGGTAAATTAAAAAGAAGCTACATCAAAAGAATGCACAAAGAATCTCAAGAAACTAAAAAGAAATTCGCTCTTAACGAAAATGATTTAGAGAGTGTGTTTGATATAATAGCAGAGGAGCATCCAGAATTATGAGAAAATGTTTAAAAGTTTGTAAAGATTTAAATGTTGCTTGCCCCGTGCAGGAATGTCGACACTGGATATCATATGACGAAGATCACAATTGCGTCCTTGAGGCCGTTGACAAACATGGCGCCATGACTTTGAGAGAATGTTCAAAACGTCTAGGTGTCAGTTTTATCCGCGTTAAGCAAATACAAGATATTACATATAAAAAAATTAAAAATTTACTTGCTGAAGATGCTATATAATTATGAGGGAATTGACTTTCTTATGTATAAGATACTATTTATAAAAGGATTCAGCCTCATTTTTTAAAAAGCAAGGAGCGAAGAGATGTCCAAAAAAGTTTTAAACGAATCAGAAATTAGAAAATTTATGAAATATGCCAACATTGGCAGCCTATCAAAAGGCTTTATTTCTCGTCTTCACGAAGACGGCGCATACGGCAGAGATGACGATATGATGGAGCAGCCGGAAGAGGAAGAAATGGACATGGGCGGCGAAGAGCCCGAAATGGACATGGGCGGCGAAGAGCCCGAAATGGACATGGGCGATGAAGAACCCATGGGGGACGAAGAAGGCGGTGACATTGAGGCCGAGGTCGTCGTGCCCGAAGAGGATGTCGATGCACTCAAAGTTGCACGAGATGTCTTAGATAAGATTTTAGGTGCAGCCGGCGAGGGCGAAGAAGAAATGCCTGAAGAAGAACCCCTAGAGGGCGAAGAAGAAATGCCTGAAGAAGAACCCCTAGAGGGTGGCGAAGAGCCCATGGGCGGCGAAGAAGAGGAAGAGGTGATGCAGGAGCTTGAGGCTGCTGGTATTGAATTACAAGAGATAGATTCCAGCCTTGTAAAAGAAGTAACTCGTCGCGTAGCCCGTCGTATATTAAGCGGCGCCAAAAAAACTAGAAGAGTTCGAAAATAAAGATTAAAGTTTTTTAAAAAATAGGTTAGAATAAAGGCAAGGGTTAACCCTTGCCTTTTGTTTTTAGGAGGTAAAATTGGAAGATTTAACTTGGCTTAATTCAATGTTGTGGTTTTTTGCCGGTGCATTAAGTTATAAAGTTATAACACTCGTTTTGAGCATGAGCGCAGCGCTGACATTATTCAACGAAACCATATATCATGTTTTAAATATTTTAAAGATGGGAGATGAAAATTATCATGCTGCATCTGAATTAAAATACGAGGTATTAAAAGCTACAGATTGTAGTAAAGAAGACCTTAGTCAAATAAAAGATAAAGATCAAGATATTATTAAGCTGTGGCGGGAGCTATCCATAGCGATGATTTTGTTTGCATGCCCTGGTAAAGTTGGTCGGAGACTTAATTTTAAAAATTGGCATCAAGCGATGAGACTTTTAAAAGAACAAGAGACAAAAAATGAAAAGATTCTCAGTTAAGAAAAAGGATAAAGAAAAAAAGACAGAAGTAAAAGAAGCAGATTTTTTACTTAATTTTGCAGACAGTTTAGAGGATAAACTAAGGTTGACCGGGATATATGGTGACATTAATGAAGAAAAATGTTCCGAAGCTGTCTTTGGGCTGCTTTTACTAGATTCTGAAAAGAATAAGACCGACGAGAAAGAAACTAACGATCCCGTTGATTTTTATGTTTCTACATATGGTGGCCTCTCTACTGAGATGTTTGCAGTTTATGATACAATTAGGATGATACGCGATCGGACTCCGATACATACTTATGGCATCGGCAAAGTTATGTCTGCTGGAGTTTTGCTATTAGCGTGTGGTACGAAAGGCGAAAGACGAATTGGAAAAAATTGTCGAGTCATGATTCATGGTGTCATAGCCGGCCAGCACGGACACCTGCAGGACGTTGAGAATGAATTTGAAGAAGCCAAATTCACTCAAAGGCTCTATGTTAAAGCGTTAGCACAAGAGACAGATATGACAGAAAGACATATCAAAAAACTTATGGACAGAAAAACGAATGTTTACATCGATGCAGAAAAAGCAGTTGAATTGGGAATTGCTGATATAGTTTTCTAATTAATAAGAGGGTTTATAAATGGATTCAAAAGAAATTAAATTTTTAAGAGAAAATGTTTTCAATAAGAAAGATGATGTTTTCTCTATGGCTAACATGTTTCAATTGTTAGATGAAGTTATCGGACAGGTCAACTCGAACACGCTTTTTGAGGCTAAAAAAACACCGTATGCTCCTGGGGAGTATTCCAAAAAGACCCGAGCCGCGACTCCTGTAGCAAAGATTACAGAAGCTTGGGGAAAAATAGGCCCCGACGATAGAGATATTATTGAACAATTTACTAAGAATTTAGGTAGTGAGGCCAATAGAGTTGAGGAAAAGATAGCATTGATTGCTGGTATTATCAATCCCAAAGAAGGGGAAACGAAAGCAGCGGCGCTTGGTGAAATAATGACAGTCATGATGGTTATCCAAATTATGAGTTCTATCTTAGATGAATTTACTGAAGCTGCTGGTGGTTTTATTTTTGAGGGCTTTCTTGCTGGGCTCTTCGGCGGTCAGTCTGTTCAAATTACTGAACCAGAAGACCTCGCTGACCGGCCCGAAGGCCGCGTTGAAATGACACCCGGTGAAGAAGGCTCCGACGTCGCAGGCAAGCCAATCACAGATGTTGTATTGGGTGGCCAACATTACTCTCTTAAACTTTTGGGCAAGAAGACAGTCGTAAAGGGCTCTTTCTCAAACATGATTCAGCATTTTATTGATTATGATCATGTTATTTATCTCGACGCCCGCCGGCAAGGTTCAACTCTTCATTTTTCTGAATTTGATATTACCCTTGAAAAATTCTTAGATGTTTTCTTTAGGCCTTGGGCAAAGATTAAACAGTCAACAAAAAAATACTCTACTCTTCAAAGTTTGACAAAAGCTCTTGGTTCTTATGGCAAAAAGGCATGGAAGGTAGGCTTCGCAACTATGCCGCTGACTAGAAGAGGTTTGGCACAACAAATTGGTATCTCTTCTACTAAAAGAGGATTTGATATAGTTGA